TAAACCCGTGCGTTCCCGTCAACCCGTGCGTCCCCGAAAACCCATGCGTTCTCGGCAACCCGTGCGTTCCCGTAAACCTGTGCGTCCCCGGAAACCTGTGCGTTCTCGTAAACCAATGCGTTCCCGTCAACCCGTGCGTTCCCGTAAACCCGCCCCCACACTATGGCGTTGTCTCCAATGTATGCTGTGGCGTCCACCTTGGCGCTCTTATGCACCCAGCCCCCTCCATTGCTGTGCTTAGACCAATCGGAGGCAACTTCATTGCCCCCGAGCTTCTCATTCAATTCCTGAAACGTGTTCATTGTGTTTGTCCTCTGATTATTGTTCGCTTTGCGTGTCTAAATTCTCGTCAAAGGGGGCTCCTGGCTCCCCCTCGAAATTGCAGCGATGGCGGGCCTTGTCCTTCTCGTCCTGCTTTTCCTCCGTCCAGAACTCATACCCACCCTTAACGCGAACTACATGTAGGATGTTTCCGTTGGGGTATTGAAAATCGAACCCTTCTCCGGTTTTCATTTTAACCACCCCATCTTTCTTGCAGACGAAGCATTTGAATGTATCCAACGATGCGCCTTCTCAGCGCCCAAATCCTTTGGACGCTCAATCCCGCGCTTCCTGTAGTATTCCGCGCACCTGGCGCACCGCCCCCCGCAGCTTGTGCGGCGTTCGTTGCAGACGAAGCACGGCTTGGCGTTTAAGTAGCGGCGCGTAGTTTTGCCCTGCTCAGATTTGGGAATCCATCGGCAGTTGGACGGCTCATAGTCTCCGTCCGGGTTAATTCTGTCGATAGACTCGGTTGGCTTGCGCTCGCCCATATCTGACAAAAACGCATCAAACGATAACAGCCATCTTTCGCACACCTTGATTCCGCGTCCGCCGTATGCGTGCCAAAATTCGCATTTGGGGTTGGTGCACCGCCGGATCATGCAGCGCCACGTCACATAGCAGCGATAGGATTTTCGTGTCCTGGCCGGTTTGGTTGCGGCCAGTTTTGACGGAAGCCGCATACGTTTAACTTTTTCACCGATGGCCGTTGTTTTCTTGCCAAGAAAGTGGGCCAAAATCGGGTAAGGCATTGTGATATAGTTTGCGCGGATAAATGCCTCGTCCGCCTCGGTATAGCCTCTCATTTTAACCAGCCCATAACGCGGGCTTGTTTGGGGTGAGCATGAATCCAAGCATGAGCTTTTCTTGAGCAGGCCATCCAGGTGTTGTCGTCCAAGAACCTCTCCCCCCGCCGTCCCTCCATGTGATGCACGTCAGAGGAGTATTCGGGCCGCAGGGCAATGCCGCCAAAAATCTGCCCTTTAAGCAGGCTTGCTTCCCGTGTTCCCTCGTTCGTCAACTCCACCCACACCTCACAGAGAGGGCGCAGGGCAAGGAAGGCTTTCCGCTTGGCCAGATAGAGCTTGTTATCCGTCGCCCGCTTCTTGGAGACGCGGCGCATGGGCTTCTTGCGTGTGAGGCTCATGATGCCTCCCCCTGTTCCCGCGCATAGTCGGTGAATTGGAGCCCGCCAAAGGGCTTCTTCACCCAAATGGACGTGCCAATGTCGTTGGAAACGCAGACATAGCTGCGGCTGTTCTTCTCAAGCTGGGCCTTCGCCCGCTCAAACATCTCCTCCTCATCGGGAAGGATGTATTCGTTCGTAAGCTGGACGTACCCGTTGTGCGCCAGAAGGGTTGTGTCTGTGGTTGTCATGTGTTTACTGCGTTGCTTCCCGCCACGTCGTTGTGGGGGCGTGAAATTCTATGCCGTCAACGGCTGTCGTCCGCCCGTCTCTCAGCTTCGGCTGGAGGATTTTGTAGGCGCGGATTTCCCTGTCGAGGAATTGGCTGTCCTTCCAATGCAACATGACGCAACGGTGGGCATCCTCCTCCAACTGCCCGCTATCGCGTAAATCCCCCAACGTAGGCTCCCGTTCCTGCGCTTCTGCGGCCCGATTGAGTTGCTGCCCCACCACAAGGGGGCATTGCAGCGTCTTCCGCAGCGGAATCATGGCCTTAGAAACAAGGCTGACCCGCTCATACGGGGACCGTCCGTTGGTGGCCACCAGGCCCAAATAGTCGAGGATGACTAGATCGGGCTTGAAAGACCCCGCCAAGAGCCTGCAACGGGCTGTAATGGCGTCCAATGACATGTCACGGTCGAACACCAGAAGGTGCTTGCTATTCTTCAAGTCGGCGCGGGCCTTGTTGAATTGCCGGAATTGATCCGGCATCCATTGGGCCATGCTGTCCAGCCGCACCCCGGCCAACTGAGCGGCCATCTGTTGCACCACAGCCTTGTCCGAGGTTTCTAGGGTGAAATATGCCACCCGCTTCCCCTGCATCAGATTGGCTCCTGCCATGAAAGAGAGCATGGACGACTTGCCCCGCGAAGGGCGAGCACAAACTAAAACATATTCATGCCGCCGAATCGGGCGAAGGAAATTGTCCAGCTTCCGCAGCCCCCACGTCAGCGAGCCTTCTTCGCCTGTCTTGCCTTCCTGCGCCGCTTTAACGTCGGCTTCGATCTCGGCGTCAATGTCAGCGATGGACCGTTGAAGACGCTGCTTACCGGCGCAGAGCGTTGTAACGCCGTCCGCAAGCTCTCGAAGTTCGCCCAATTCCAGAGATTGTTTAGCCAGCCCATCAACAGCCCGTTTAAGGAGCTTGTAAGCCTCCCTCTTAGCGTGGACATCCAGGAGAGCCGCAAGTCTTTGCTCGTAGCCAAGGGCCGAGTATGCCTCAGTGGGCTTAAGGAGCTTCGAATGTCCGCCCAGCTTGTCCAGGATTCCAAGCGCATGGGCTTTTGAATAAAGTGTTGAGTCGGACACGTCGGCACCCTCGGTTCGAAGCGCCACAGCAAGCCTCCATTGCTCTCGATAGTGCCCGTCTGCGAAATGCTCCGCCGTGAGGCCCGCTTGGAGGGCTTTGTCGATGATTTCATTGTCAATCGTGATGGAGCCGAGGAAGTCGGCTTCTAGTTGGTCGGAAGTGCGGGCCATGTTAGTGCGTTACGCTGAATTGGCTGACGTGCGCCGTTCCCCGCTCCCACTCCTTGGGGTCGTCGTCATAGCTCCCCCGCGTGAACCACGTAGCCGGATGGGGAATGTATTGCCGTTCTTCCGTAGGCCAGCGGCTAGTGGCCTCTGCGTACGCTTTAACGGCCCTCAAGAGCCTTTCCATGCCCACAGCCTTCCCTGCCTTACGAATGGCCTTTAAAGCCGCCTGCTTGCCCACCTTGCGGGGGTAGGCTGCGTACACGTCTTCCGCTGAAATGGAGCCGCCAGCAGGACTCGAACCTGCATCTCCCGCCTCATTCGTGCGGGACACTACCGATTGTGCGATGGCGGCCTGTAGCCCGGCATTATACCCGGCCTCAAATGCGCTTCTCTCCATGTCCGTGGGCATCCCCGCGATGCCTTGCAGCGCATACCACGCCTCAAACGCCTGTTCGATGGGGGTCATGCGGCCTCCTCCGCGCCCTTGTAGTTAGCCAGGAATACCGCTTTTGAGAACCCGGCAGGCGTAGCACTCCGCAGGTTGGCCCGCTGTTCACTCGGTGGCATACGCCACACGTCATTCCGATGCGGCTCCGGGGCAGGACGCTTAGGAGGCATGATGAAGCCCCCCCCGGCCCATAAGCAGGTCAGCTTGGTTGTGTTCTCCGTCTCTACGTCAGGCAGATAGCCCGCATATTCCCAGGGGTGGAACGTAAAGTCGGGCTTCCGCCAATAGCTACTAATGGTACTGACGGGGTTCTCCACGAAGAACGGACATTCCGCCCATGCCGTGAACTCCTGCGCGACGGCAAATAGCTCAATAGCCTGCGACAAACGGCGAAGCCCCTTTGCGGGGAACCAACGCGCCCCGCTGACAGCTAAATCGGTGCAGGGAGGGAAGCAGCCCACGAACACCGGCTTCCCGTTCTCTCGCGGAAACCAATGTCGGGCATCCGCTCCGACAAACACAATGTTGGCGTTAGACGGGCTGCCGTGTTCGCCTGCGGGATGCTGTATATCGACGCAATAGCAGAGAACACCGGCATCTGCCCAAGCCCGCGCCGCAACGCCTGTCCGATCAAAAAGGAATACGGCGTAGCTCATACAGCCCCCTTCCGGCGAGGATCGTAGCCATTGCGCTTTCGCCAAATGGCCAAGCAATGCTTGAACACCTCCAATTCCTCCCGCAGTCGCTCGCTACCGTATGTCACCACCTCCACCCGCCCCGGCTCGGTGGTGGAGATGAAAATGTTATGCCCAATCGCAACATCCCCAATCCCGCCCCAATAAGCCTCCACATAGGCGGCAATCTGCATGGGGTAGGTTTCAGACGGGTAGATGGTTTCGCCGGGCTTCGTTTTCTTGGTTTTCCAGTCGGCAATCCCCAGCGCTGTTCCGTCATTGGAGACAAAGGGCAGGTCTGTGGTCCCGGCGTAGCCGAGCTTGGCATTAACCACAACAGCCTCGCACTCCTTTGGAACGATGTTCAGGGCTTCGACGGCCTGAATCACCGGCTCAATCACCCTGGCGGCAGCCACCGTCTCCCCGCTTGTCGGGAATACCAGCCCTTCCTCCTTGTCGTAGCCCTTGCCGGAATAGACATCCTCCAAGATGGCATGTATCTTCGTTCCGATGTCCTGCGCGTCCTTAATGCCAGAGAAGGCCCGCTCTAGGGCAAATTCCGTGTATTCCTCAAGCGTTTCGTCGGGGCCGGGGCTGACGTTGTAGCACGCCTCCACAACTTGCTTCTCCCGCCAACGCTGAAGTTGCGGGGAGGAAAGGACGCCCGTAATGCCCGTAACGGAAGGGAATAGCCCCTGCTCCCGCGCATCCTTAACGTTCGTCGGGCGCGTGGCGTTCTTGGCTCCCTTCTTCGTCGGCTGCGTGTGCCGGGATTTGCCGTCAATCGTGTAATAGTGGCCTGATTCGTTGCTCATAGGGCACCCCCTGAAATGCCGCGCTTTGCCAGAATGTAGGCGCGGAGCTTGGAAATTACGCGCTTTGCCTTGGCGCGGCGATTTCCCATATGACTTTGGGCAACTCTTACGTCCGTGTCGGCAGCTTGATCTGCGGCAACTCCCGAAAAGTATGCCGGTTTTCTGTCAAGGGCTGCAAAGGCACGCGAAACCTCGTTTTGTAGGTTTGTGTATTCTCCGCGCCGTGCGGTGGGGCGGTATTTTACTCCGCTGGGTTTAAGAAAAACATCTATTTGTTGGCTCATGTGGGTGTTCGTTGTTGGGTTGAGAGAGAGCGGCCCGTTGTTCAGGCGAGCCGCTCCCCGTTTCTACTCAGAGGGCGGGAGGGTTGATATGCAAGCCTTCTTTTTGGCCTTGAATGAAGAACGTCGTCGCAATGTTTCGGACGCCCTCCATGTCGTTTTCAATTCCACGCTGGGTGGCGAAGTCATTGGCGCGGGCGTAGCAATGGGCGAAGAACACGGCCATGTCGTCCATGCGTTGCTGGAACGTCTTGCCGGGAACGGGAGCCGGTGCAGCCTGAAGAGACGGGGCGGGAGAGTTATTAGCCGCCCCCTCCACCGTCACCTTCACCCTATCTCCCAGCGTCACTTGGGCCTTTCCGTTGTAGTCGGCCCCCCGCTTAATGCCCTGGCCGTAGAACGTCACCCGCTTCCCGTCCCAATGCTCGAACGTCTGGGAGAAGGATGTGGCGTCCACCTCAAGCCCCCCATCGGACAAAGTGGCCTTGAAGAAGGTTTTCCCGGCCTTGGTTTGTCGGGCGGCGGGGCGTGAGACGGTGGCCGTGAAGCCGCCTTCGATGTAGCTGTCGGGAGTGGCTTGCGCCACGTCATTCAGTGTCTTGCTCATGTGTGTGTCTTTTTTGCTGTGTATGTTTCCTAGCTAAATTACATCATGCTCAGGTGCGAGCGGGCTAGGACGGCCCACGTCTTAATGGCTTCGAGCCAGTAGTTGTCTCCGGTTTGCCGCCATTCCATGATGGATTGCGCGTGTTTATGTATGCAGTAGGCGAAGCCCGCAAAATGCGTTCTCATTTCCACTGCCCCCTGCGGCAGAGAGCCGCGATGATCGCATAATTCGACAAGTCGAGCCAGCTATCCTCAATACTCTCGTTGCGCGGGTCTTTGACATTCCCGAGGAGGTTGCGAAGCCTGCTCACCTTGTCCCAGCAGCGGACGAGAACGCCAAACTCCCCGAAAGCGGCGATGTTCTGGCTTCCGTAGTCCTTTTGCTTCGCGTCGAGCACCTGGATGTTCCGAACGGCCAACTCCAAGGCCCGCTTCCCCATTTCTGTCGTGATGCCGTAGCGGAAGGCCATGTCCTCGGTGGGGATGGCAAACGGAGCGCGGAAGAACGCCCCCATGTCGTCGCTCACCTCCCGCCCAAAGTAGTCGGAGGCCGGATCGACGGGGAGCCAACAGTCGGGATCGGTGGAGAGTTCCGCCCGCCAGTAGGTGCCTTCACGGATGGGCTCTCCGATGCCGAGGGAACGGGAATTGTCGTCTGTGAGAACAATCCCCGGCGCGTGTGTCTTTGTGGATGTCATTTTTGTGTGTGTTCTAAGCTGAAATTGTGGCCCGCTTTTATGCGGTTACGGGCCGGGAGATGAATTAACCAGAGTTCAACGCCCCGCCGCATTTCCCAATTCGAGGGCGTCAATGTCAGGCGATGCCTGAACAATAGTCCGCCCGTAGTTTCCCCGCCCGCCAATCTCGCCCCTAAGAAGCTCTGCAATGGCCCCAGAGGTGCCATTAAAGCCCATTAGGGCCATTTTGTTCGCAAAGGCCATCATTTCCGCCTGATGGGGCAGGAGGCGCGGCATTTTGGCTGGAATTGTCATTGTCATTGTGCGGCCTCCTGTAGCTGACGGCAAATCTTGTGTTTCCCCAGCGCAATATTCCTCACCGAGGAGACAGAGCACCCCGTCGCCTCAGCAATCTCGGAATAGCGGGTTCCCCGGCTTTTCAGGAGCTTCACCACCTCGCGGGCCGTTTCAATCTCAATCCTGAGCCCCTTGCGCGAAGCGCGAACAGAATACTTCTCGTCATCCGGCAAACGAATCATGCGCCGATATTTTTCAAATAAAAATCGACAGGTTTGGACGGCTGAACTAGCCTGTTCCGTCTGGGTTGAGTACATGGAGTGCATTGCGTGATTTGGGTTATGGGTAAGTGTTTTGACTTTGCAACACTTTTTTCGGACTTTTCATCCGAAAGGCTGGATTGTCCTTGGCAAAGGCAACGAGGGCGTCAATGGAACGGCCCGGCACAATGCCGTAAAGCTCTTTCCATTTTTGGAGGACAAGGAAGGTCTCTAAAGAGACGAAGGGAGCTGATCCACCGAGCTTGACGCGGCCAATGCCGTCTTCCGGCGGGCGGCCCATTTTTTTCTTTGGTGTGTTCATTTTTTTGTGGTGTTTTTCTGAATGAGCCAAGCGCAGCGCCGTTCTTCGTTAGAAGCGGGCCACCAGTCGGGCCACCAGGAGCCCGCAGTCCGGTGGGAGCAGGTGGGACCGTTGGCGGGGGCGATGGTGTTTTGGGCGAGGCAATGCGGACAGAGGTTCATGGGGTGCGGGCTTGGGGGTCATGGTTCGTTCAGGTGAGCGCTAGTCGCGGCGCGGGTTCATTAGGTGCCACTGTGACGAGCTACTTTCAGGCGTCAATAACTATTTTCAACAATGTTTTAGCTGCGTGGGTCCATTAGGCCCGCCAGCCCCGCCAAAAAACGCTCTGTTGAGGCGCGGGCGCGGAAAAAGCCTCCCTCTGGCGTTCGCCAGCCCATTGCCTCCATGCGGGCGTGAACGTGGCCATATGTGGCATCGGGGAGGTCCAAACTTGCTAAGAGGGCTTCAATCTCGGGCTTTCCTAATGCCGGTGATTTGCTGCTAGGTCGTTGCTCCGAAGGATTCGGAGAGTATTTGTTACCCTTTGCTTGTTTACCTTCCTTGTTATACATTCCTGGCCCTCCGTTTCCGCTAGGTGCTAGCATAGTTTTTCCGCTAGGTGCTAGCCCTCCGTTTCCGCTAGGGTGTCTCTGCGCGGGATTGGCGCTTATGCCATTAGGCGCGGGCCAAACGTCGCCATTAGGCAAGCAGGCTCCGAAGTGAAACAGGGCATACTTGTTGCTTTCCTGGCCCCCACCGGACGAGCGGACAAGCCAGCGTTCCTTTTCCAGCCATTGCAGCCAGCGCCACACCGTATCCCGGTGGATGCAGCAATCAGCAGCAATCCGAGCAACGCTAGGGTCGCAACGGCCCGTTTCAGCGTTCCTCCGCGAATAGAGGTTGCAAAGGATGCGGAACGGCTGGGGCTTAAGCCTAGCCCCGTCCAGCCATACGGGGATAAAGGGCTTGATCTCCTTGCTCATTGGTCAGGAAACAAAAACCCCGCCAAGAAAGCCGAGTTCAAGAGGGTTCCAATGCGGACCCAAACGGCTTCCCTAGCGGGGAAAGTGTGTTGCTGAAATGGCATGGATTGCGTGCTTGAACACGTTGCGGACATGGTAACACGTCCGCTTGCTTTGTCTAGTGGCGTATGGCTCCGATTCCAGCCCCAAAGGACTCATTAGGGCGTCTGGATAGGCCAAACCCGTCAAATCGCCTTAAAAACGATTCTAGGGCCGTTTGCGGGGCTATTGGGAATGACGAACTATTAAGCCCGGCTTAATGGTTGGCCGGTGCTTTTCGTTGTGTCAATTCATGGGCGGGAATCAGCGGGTGTTCACGCAATGTTCGATTCCGGTGGATCGTTGCAGGTCGCGGGCAAGCAGGCACGCATGTCGGAAGCTCTGCGCTTCCCGTATGCGTTTCCAGCCCGTTTCGGAGAGGCAATAGACAAAGCGGAGAGCGTCTTTCATGGGCGGGAAAGGGTGGCGCGGAAGGGTGTTTTGCGTGTTCATTGTGTTTGGCTGTTTTTAGGCGCAAGCGTCCATTCTGACGTTCCCGGCTTTCTCTCAATGAGCTTTCTCCGAACCAGCGAACGTGCTGAGTTCATGTTAATATTGTGGCATCGGCTATCCAATGGATCGACAGTAAAAAACCCAAAAATAGAACCGTGAAGCGTGTGTCCGGCCTTTAGTGCGGCAATGGTTTTTGATGCGTTCATCATAGGGCACGCCTCCAGTCGCGCAGCCAGTCAGCCAGTCGCAAACACGAGTCAGGGTGAAATCCTGATACTTCCGATGCCGCTGAAGTATTGGCTGTTATTTCATCGGCAATACAGCGGGCGGAATAGGGGTTTTTTTTTGCTAGGCGGATCGCAATGTCGCGGCTTCTGGCCTGATGGCTTCCCAGCGGGTTTTCTGCGCTTGTCCTTTGCGCCGACAGAAAAGAAATTGTTTCCGGATTCACGCCTCACCTCCCTTCGCCCTGGCGAGGGCGGCGCGGGCAATGTTGCCGATGGTGGCATAGTCCAACGCGGGCTGTTTGGTGGCAAATGTGCCGTTTTGATTGGCGATGATTTCCAACGCCGCCAGCAGTTCAGGCGCGGCGGCGATCGTGTGCTTGGCGGGAAGGGATGCGGGAAGGGTGTTTTGTGTTTTCATTAGCGTGTGCTTTTGTGGGGTTAGTGAGGGGAGGAATTTGCGGGGGATGTGGTCATGTTAGCTTTTGAGATTCGGTGCGATCATGGTCCGCCACTCGTTTTCTAGAGCATCCAACAGCGGGCGCAACCGCGTTTCGCCGGCTTTGATCCGGCGCGTGAAATCCTGCCGCGTCTGCTTGCTTTGTCTGGCCCAATCTTTCAGACCGGAGAAACCACGCGCACCGCAAATTTTAAGAACTTCGGCGCGGTTCATGCAGCCTCCTTCATTAGATATGTTTTCATTAGCGTGTTTTTGTTTGTGGGGTTTGTGTTAGCGGGCCTGCGCTTCCGCAATCTCATTGACAGCCTGACGCGCAAGCTCTCGGCAATTACTATTTCGATACAGGTAGGCCAAACCCCAAGCGGGATGCCCGTAAGCGCCACCCGTGAACGAGTTGTCGCCAGTCTGGTAAGACCACGATCCATCTGCAGACGCACCGATAGTTACCAGGATTCCCGGCGTTTCGTCGTCCGGGTCGTCGGTGCAACGGTAGTCGTCGCAGATTTCCGGCTTCAGGTCGCGGAGCAAAGCCGCAATTTCTTTGATCGGGGGGAGTTTTGATTTGGTTTTCATTGTCGTTTTGTTTTTGTGGGGTTGAATCCCGGCACTAGAGCGCCAAGGCCAGCCAGAGGAAAGAGAAAAGAAAGAGCGTGAAGAAAAGGGAGCCGAGGATCTCGGCGCGGTCATGGGCGGTCATGGGTTATGACGAAATCCCAGATTTATGATCATTCCAAGGCGTATTGGCCGCGATGTGGGCAAGTTTTCCGCCTAGCTCAAACAGGGTCCCTGCGGTGGCGTAGGTGAAAGCTCCCGCCGAAGAACCAAGGGCGTAAGTTTCCCAGCCAGCCCCGCCCCGGCGGATTCGCTGCGCGCCGTTGCAATAACCAACGTACTCGTTGCGCCGAAACGCGGCCTTTTCAATATTGGGGTGCATATGCGTGTTTTTGTGTGGGGTTATTAGGGTGTGCGGGTTAAAGTGAAAATGCGGCCATCATCCGACGTTCCGCACGAAGGCCGGAGATAATACCGGCGTACAGGGCACGGCGTTCTTGCCGTTGCGCGTGCGGCCATCCGGCGCGGAATTTGAGCCGGGAAAGGGCGTAGCGGATTGCGGCGCGTGGCGTCGTTGAAACGTGCAAACGGTTAGACATGTACCGCCCGTAATTGAAAGAGGCGCGTAGGTTGGGGCGGCGAGCAATGGGGAAAAGGTTTGAAGGCATGGGAGTGCGTTTTGTTTGTGGGTTGTGGGTTAGCGGGAAAAAGAGTGGGATTCAAGTGCGACGATTTTTAAGCGCAGGGGAACAATCATCCGCTCGGCGATTTTTCCGGCTTTTTCCGGCCACTCGGCGCACATTTCCTCGTATATGGCGATGTCGCGTTTCACCTCCTCGATCTGGTGTTCACGGCGCGCACGCTCGACGTGCGGGGTGCAGTCAAAATGCCGCACTTTCCGTGCCCTCTTTTCCCAAACACGTCCCGCACCGTCACGGTGTGAGCGCACGGTTACAGACATGAACGCAATCGGCGTTCCGGCAGCAAAAGGCAAACGACATTGGCAGCAAATGCCGGAGGTAGTGGCAATCAGTGGGTGTGTGTCCATGTCCAAACTTATACATGCCCCTAACTAAAAAGATAGGAAAACTTTTCGGCGCTGTTCAAATGCCTTGTGCGCTAATGGGTTACAATCAATCAAAATTGCTGCGCTCGCACGCAACGGCACCAAATCCCGGCCCCCAAGCCTCCTAGAAGATGGGAGAGAGCGGGGAGCAACCAGACAGGCAGAGCATGTAATCAGAGGGAGCGAACAGCGAATGAAGGTGACGCATCCGGCAGACGCATCCGGCAGATACCGGCAGTTAGGCGGGCTAGGCGGTCTAGGCGGTCTGAACCCATCTGCCCCACCCCTCCTCCCCGCACGCACGCACGATCCCCTACCGATGGGATAACCCACGTCAGGATAAGCCATCGTCAGGATAAGCAAACGATGGGGTATAATGAAGGGATGACGCATTGCCCGCATTGCCACAAAGAGATTAACGCCGGCTCGCTGCTCGGCCAGATGAAGAGCCCCTCCAAGTCAGAAGCCGCCCGCCTGAACGGTCGGAAGGGAGGCAACCCAGCCCTTCTCCGACCTGCCTCAACAGATGCCCGTAAAGCGCAGGCAACGGCTCCCATCGTGCCTCCCCTAGCCGCCTCCCGCTCCGAGCGTGCCCCGCTCTTCAAGCCGTCCGGCTCCTTCGCCTGACCGCAGGGGGGGGAGGGGGCCTGTCCTGGCGGCTGCCGAGCAGATTGGGATTGGTTGAATCAACCTTCTAAAAAAAATGGAAAGGGTGCCCCTCGACCGTGTAAGGCCGTAAGAAAAGGAGTCCCGTTCTTCTTACAGACGCCCCCCTGTTTTAAAAAATCCGCCTAAAGGAGCCCCCTCTGGGATGGCCCTAGGAAGCCGTTCTGTGCGTTTTAAGGGCATTTGAGGGCGGGGAGGGGTGAAGGGTGGGGGTGTGGTGGGGAGGGGGAAGCCAAACCCTATTGACAGTGAAAGCGGGTGTGGTAGTATGTTTGTGTTGGTAAAGCGGGGGGATCCGCGATAAGCTTTTTGGTTAGTATTGAGAAGCCCGGTCGCAATCCCCTGCGTCCGGGCTTTTCTATGTCCGCCAGCCGCACCTGCGAAGCGTTACAGGGAGAAGGGCCGCAAGCTAGCTTTAGGGCTAGGCTTGAGGACAATCGGTGGGGGCGGCGTTGAACGCTAGGCGACGAGAGTTGCTGATTCCCAGCCCCATAAACAGCGTGTTCGCAAGAACAGTGAGCCGAGGAAGATTGTGTGCAATAGGCGCATCCGAGCAATCTCCTCATGTTACGCCGGAAACCTCGCCTCTAAAAGACAGAGATGTTTTCCAGCTCATCCCCTACGGTGGGGGTGAGCTGTAGCCGTTTGCCTACATAAAATCCAGAGATTGTTTTCCTGACGTAAGGACGTTAGACATAAGGCTTGACAGGAAGGAGGACGGACGTTCTTATGGCGGGAATGAGCTTTCCTGTTGCGTTGGTGCTGAGTGTGCTGATTATTTGCGTGATGAAGGTTCTTGTGGAGATGATGAAGAACAGCCGCTGGTGATGGAAGAATACGTCACGCCTGCCCTTGGAACGTCTATTGCCGGGGTGACGCATGCTCTGGCAACGGAGAGACGGAAGCCCAAGGAGTCGGCTGTGGCGTTGGAAATGCTGGCCGAGGGGCAGACGTTTGAGGCTGTCAGGGCTAGGACGGGGCTTAATTTCACGGCTATTAGTGCCCTGAGAGCCCGGCATGAGACGGCCTTGGAGGACAGGCGGAAGCAGCTTGCGGCAGACGGCTTTGAAATGGCGGAAGGTTTAAGGCTGCTGGCCAAGCAGAAGATGCAGGATTTGGCCGACAATCCCGAGGAGCTAAAGAAGGTGAATTTGCGGGATTTGGTGCTGCCCTATGCCATTGCCCAGGACAAGGCGTTTGCCGCTCTTGGAGAGCCTACAAGGGTGGTTTTCGAACATAAGAAGGGCGTAAGCCTTGAGGATGCCCAAAACGCAATTGCGGAGGCGCGAGCCAA